TATAAAGGCACCCCATTCTACGGATCATGGGATCAACGCAACACAGCACGACTCGTCTTTAAGGATGAGATGAGAAAGCTATGTGCTCAGGGCAGTGTCAACCTTATTGAATGGGTTGATCCGCTTCTGAATGAGAGAGGTGAACTTGACTTTGAATGTATGGAAAAACCAAAATCGGTCCATCTTTCACGAAATTCTTATCCACATTGGCAGGGCCGCAAGTGGTCTGGTCTATCTGAAAACAAACCCGCAACTCTAGAGGATTTCTTTGCATGAAAACAAGTAAGTATATAATGAATGAACACGATGATAATACAATATCGATTACTGAAGCAGTAGAGAATCTTTCGGCCACACGCACAAATTTTATTCCAGAAATTACAGCGAAGCATCTGAGTGTGTATAAATACAATGAAGGCGAATCTCTGAAGGAGATCCAGTCTTACATCGATGCTACTTACGAGCAGCACTATTCCCGAAATAAATATCAAGCAACAGAATTCATCATTGACGCTGGCCATGGGACTGGTTTCAATATCGGGAATATGATGAAGTACACTCAACGATACGGTCGTAAGGGTGATCCCGCTGAATGGCGAAAGGACCTGATGAAGGTTATCCACTACGCAATTATGCAACTCCACGTTCATGATACTGAAAATAAGGATTAAGGATTAATTATGGGTATTGAAATTAATGTTCCAATGGAAGAGCTCAGAAAGCGCAAGCTCTTCATCGCTACACCAATGTATGGCGGCCAATGCGCAGGTATGTTTACGCGTTCGATTGCCGATCTCTCGGCTCTCTGCACACACTACGGAATCCAAGTCAGATTCTACTTTCTCTTCAACGAATCACTGATTACTCGAGCACGTAACTATTGTGCCGACGAGTTTATGCGCTCAGGCGATACGCACTTGATGTTCATCGACTCAGACATTGGATTTAATCCGAACGACGTAATCGCTCTTCTGGCGCTTCAGAATCCTGATGAAACAGTAGATAACTACGACATCATCGCTGGTCCATATCCGAAGAAGTGCATCAGTTGGGAAAAGATCAAGCTTGCTGTCGATAAGGGCATGGCTGACGAGAATCCAAATGATCTCGAAAAGTTTGTCGGCGATTACGTCTTCAATCCGACAGGTGAAACACGAGAGATTGCTCTTGGTCAACCAGTCGAAGTGCTTGAATCTGGAACTGGATTCATGATGATTCGCCGCCAAACGTTTGAGAAGTTTCAAGAAGCATATCCTCAACAGTTCTACAAGCCAGATCATGTTCGTACAGAACACTTCGACGGCAGTCGCGAGATCATGGCTTACTTCGATACGCCGATCGATCATAAGCGTACGAACATCAATGCCGAGCTTGAAGAATACTTGAAAAAGAATCCGAAAGCAAAAGCGAAAGAGATTGTAGACTTTGTCAAAGATCCGAACAATGGTTTATTGAAGGACTACTCGAAGCGCTATCTCTCTGAAGACTATATGTTCTGTCAGTGGGTTCGTAATGCTGGAATGAAAGTGTGGCTCTGCCCATGGATGGAACTGAAGCACGTTGGTTCTTATGTCTTTGGTGGCTCTCTACCAGATATTGCACGAATTGGTGCTGCAGCAACAGCAGATCCTACAGCACTCGGTAAAAACAAATAATGGTGTACAATTAATACAATCGTTGGTATATTGAATATTCCGAACATATGGAGATTTATTATGAAATTAGATAATGATACGTTGCAATTACTCAAGAACTTCTCGGCTATTAACAAGAACATTATGTTCAAGCCTGGAAATGTGATCCGTACTATTTCGAGTACAAAATCTGTTCTTGCGAAAGCAACAATTAAACAAGAATTCGACAAGGGTTTTGCCGTATATGACCTCTCACGGTTTATCGGCACGCTCTCCTTGTTTAATGATCCTGAAATTGAAATCAAGGATTCGTACGTCGAACTCATCGAAGGCAACAATCGGTTTCAGTACGCTGTCACTGATCCTTCGCTGATCATCGTTCCTCCTGATCGCGAGATTGAGTTGCCAAATCCTGAAGTCAACTGTTTAATTTCAGAAGAGGCACTCAATCGAGTGATGAAGGCGTTGGCGGTTTCTCAGTTGCCTGAGATTGCCATCGTCGGTAAGAACGGCAAGATCTTGCTTCAAGCAGTCGATACACGTGGAACTAGCAACGATTCGTTTAGCATCGAAGTTGGTGAAACTGAAGCTCGCTTCCGCATGGTATTCCGTTCGGATTGTATGAAGTTGATTCCAGGTTCTTATGACGTATCGATCTCTTCGAAGGGATTGAGTCATTGGAAAGGCGCTAGCGTAGAGTATTGGATTGCTGTTGAATCCAACTCGGCGTTCGAGGCTTGATTTGAATGGACGGTGTTTCGGCATCGCCCGCTTTTTGTGACGGAGATATATTATGCTTGAAGATTTTTTGTGGGTCGAGAAGTATCGCCCAAAGACCGTATCCGACACTATCCTGACTGACGAATTGAAGAAGACATTTCAACAGTTCGTCGATCAGAAAAACATTCCGAATCTCATTCTCTCTGGTACCGCAGGTGTTGGTAAGACAACTGTGGCCAAAGCCATGTGCGAAGAACTCCAATGTGACTACATCGTTATCAACGGCTCGATGAATGGTAACATCGACATGTTGCGTAACGACATCTCTCAGTTTGCCAGTTCTGTCTCTCTCATGGGTGGCAGAAAGATGGTCATCCTCGACGAAGCTGACTATCTCAATCCACAGTCTACACAACCAGCTCTTCGTAACTTTATGGAAGAGTTCAGCGCCAACTGTGGGTTTATTCTGACTTGCAACTTTGTTGATCGTATCATCGAGCCTCTTCATTCTCGTTGCTCTGTGATCAAGTTCAAGATTCCAAAGTCAGAACTGCCATCTCTTGCAAAACAATTCATGCAACGAGTGTGTGGTATTCTTGACACTGAAGGTGTAGAATACGAGAAGCCAGTGGTTGCCGAAGTGATCAAGTCTCACTTTCCTGATTGGCGCCGAGTCATCAATGAGTTGCAGCGTTACAGTGCGACTGGCAAGATCGACACTGGTATCCTACGCAACTTCTCTGACAATGCACTCGCCAAGCTGATCGGCTATATGAAGGATAAGAACTTCACAGCCGTTCGGAAGTGGCTTGGAGAGTCTGACATTGAACCAACAGAATTCTTTCGTGCCTTCTTCGATAAGGCCGAGAATTATATCGGTAAAGGTAGTATGCCGCAACTCGTACTTCATCTCGCAAAGTATCAGTATCAGAATGCATTCGCTGCTGATCCTGAGATCAATCTCATGGCATGTCTCACAGAAATTATGGCCGACTGTGAGTTCTTGTGATCTGGTTCAATCGAAATAAAACGTGCGCTGTGTGTGAAGATAAGTATCTGAAGAGCGTGCCATTTCATGAAATACAAATGAATACTGATGATGGCATGGTCTCTCTTGAAATATGTGATAAGTGTGCAGATTTCTTTGATAAGTCTGCAGACGTGATAATGAAAGGCCGCAAAGATGAAACCGTTCGACTTCGTGAACTCAATCAATTCGACCAAGAAGAACCTGATGAAAGGTACGGAGAATGATGCTCTCGCCGAGAAGACATACAGTCCTTGGCTAACGAATCGTTCTTTATCTTACTTCGCCGATTCCATTCATGCCGCCAACATGATGAACTGTAACCATAGTCTCGACAACAAACTGCAATATTCCTTTTTGATAAATATCATACGACCTAGCAAACGCTTTGCGAAGTGGGTGAAAAAAGAAAAGGATGGAGATCTCGAAGCGGTTGCAGAATATTATGGTTATAACCGCCGTGCTGCCAAGGCAGCTCTTGATATCCTCTCCTCTGAACATATAAAAATAATAAAGAAAAAGATTCAGAAGGGTGAAACATGAATATTTTAGAAACTTTAGTTGAAGTGAGGCTTGGAGAAGAAGACGATTTCCTAAAAGTCCGCGAGACTCTGACTCGCATCGGCGTAGCTTCGCGCAAAGACAAGACACTTTACCAGTCTTGTCATATTCTGCATAAGCAAGGCAAATACTACATCGTACACTTCAAAGAGTTGTTTGCTCTCGATGGTAAGCCATCAGATTTTTCTGACGAGGATAAGGGTCGCAGAAATACGATTACTAAGTTGCTCTCAGATTGGGGACTCATCGCGGTGGTCGATGCTGACAAGATCACAGATCCTCAGACTCCATTGAATCAGATTAAGATCCTTCCATTTAAAGAAAAAAACGAATGGAGTCTTGTGACGAAATATAATATCGGCCGAAAAAAGTAACTTTAATGTACGACAAAATTTCTATTGTCGTTCCGTGTAAGAACGAAGAGAATTATATTTCGTATTTGCTAGAGAGTTTGAATCAACAAGAAGACATTGAAGGTGTAAAGATATACATTGCCGATGCCTCTACCGATTCGACCAAAGAAGTTATAGCTTTACATTCGGGCAATCTAAATATCACTATTATTGAAGGTGGTCCAGTATCAACTGCAAAGAATAATGGAGCTAAACTTGTAACAACACCATATATTCTTTTCATAGATGCTGATGTTAGATTTTTTAGCAATACTGTCATTAAAGACACATTAAATCTTTTAGAAGAAAAAAATCTTGATCTTCTAGGTTTAAACATGAAGTGTTACGATAATTCGATCAGAACTACTCTAGCCTTTGCACTATTTAATTTAATTAATAAAATTCTATCGCGGTGGATGCCATTTGCTATTGGTGCATATATGCTCACCAGAACCAGTAAATTTAATGAATTTGGTGGTTTTCCTGATAAATATGCCACATCAGAAGATTTCTTTTTATCTAAAATGTATAGTCCTAAGAAATTTTTGATCGCCGATCATTATTTTGGCCAAGATAGTCGTAGATTTAAGAAGATGGGTTACATAGGCATGTCTTGGTATTTGATAAAAAACTTTCTCAATAGAAATAATAATCAATACTGGGAAAAGATAGATGTCAAAAACTACTGGTAAAAAATATAAATCAGTATTCATATCCGATCTCCATCTTGGATCCAAACATTGTAATTCAAACGCGCTCCTAGAGTTTCTTTCGACGATTGAGACCGAGAAGTTATATCTCGTTGGAGATATTATAGATGTTTGGCGTCTTAAAAAGAAATGGTATTGGCCGAAAACTCACAATCAAATCCTCAGAAAAATATTAAAGATTTCAGAAAAGACGGAAGTGATATATATCACCGGTAATCATGATGAAATCTTCCGATCGTTTCCAAATATTAAAATTGGTAGAATTGCTGTAGAGCATCGATGCGTTCATGTAGGAATCGATGGTAAACGTTATTTGGTAGTGCACGGTGATCTCTTCGATAACTTAATGCGAACGAAGACTGGTAGATTCATTATGCATCTTGGAGATTTTGCATATGACTTTTTGATTTATATCAATAAGTCTATTAATATGATGCGACGATTGTTTAGAATGCAACCGTGGAGTTTGGCAAAATATCTTAAGCATAAAGCAAAACTTGCTGCTAACTATATTGGAGAGTTTGAAAAAGAAATGTCTCTCTATTGTAAGCGCAAAGGATATGATGGTATTATTTGTGGACATATTCATCACGCAGAAATAACGCATTATGATGACATCGTTTATATGAACGATGGAGACTGGTGTGAGAGTTGCACCGCCCTCGTAGAAAATTATAATGGGACTTGGGAAATTTTCAAAAAGTAATTTGGCGAGTATTAAAAATTTAATATTTTTTTTATTTGATTAAAACTCGCCGATTCGATAAATAAAGATGCCATCGGGGCTAAATAGAAGGAATGTTATATGAGACTATACGATCTTGCAGTAAGACTTGCTGCGGTAGAAGCTAAGCTAGCTACACTTACAGGCACAGTTGCAAATACAGATATTATTGATGATGTCGTTGAATTTGATCAGAGACTTTCGGCTGTTGAATTTCAAGTTGATCAATTGATCACACTAAAAACACAAGAACAAATCGCAGCAATCATTGCTGCTCCAGCAGAAACGGTTGCTGTTGCTCTCGAACAGGTTGTCATTCTTTCACCGAGCGCCAATGATGTAGATGCAGTCATTGTTGTTGAAGATGTCATTCAAGCTCAAAATGAAGCTGCTGCAATTGAAAATCCAGAAGTTGCTGCAGTAGTTGCTGCCGCTGTTGCTGCGGTGATTGCAGCCGATCCAGAAGTTGTAAAAGATCCGGAAGCTGTTACTGCATTGATTACCGAAGCAGTCGCAGAAGCGCCTGCCCCAGCAGAGGAAGCAATCCAAGCTGCAGCTGACGCAGTCGCAGTTATTGTTGCTGCAGCTACTGGTGAAAAAGTTACCCCAGAGATTAAGGAAGAATTGGCAGTAGCCGTTGCTGCTCCTGCTGATCCAGTCCTTGATTTCATCGAAGCAAGACTCGAGATAGCAGAGACAAAGGTCGATACCCTATTGGGAAAATAATTTCAGGCGTTCGAAGCAAGTTTCGAAGCCTGGTCAATTTTTATCTCGATCGATAATAATTTAAATCAAAACTAAAACGCACTTGGATGATTCTGAGTGCGTTTTTTTGTGTACATTATTGTCAAAACGTTGTATCCTGGGTATATGATGATGAAAGGAAATACTGACATGCTTACTCTCTCGGACATCAACGCTCTCACCAACTCCAAGGACGGTGACATCTACTCGGACCTTTATAAAGACGTGTACGGCAGCCGTCCGCGTTATGCGCAGTTTCGTGATCTTGAAGAATTTCAAGATGACTACGACTTCCTCTGCAATAAGCTTGATGAGCAGCTCGAGCAGCAGCAAGTCGAGCAAGCTCGTAACTTTGATGAGTTTGTTGCTCGTGTCGAAGAGACGATGCAGATCGTCGAAGGTGCCACTCGCGAGCGGGCGATCGAGATCATCGCCGATGCCGAAGGTATCTCCGAAGGAGAGTTCGATTTCTACGGCCTCGAGATTCTCGAGTATCGCTTCGAACTCAAGTTTGGATCGATCTCACGGTGGCTGTCTGAATAAAATCATCCATACCGAAAATACCGGTGTACAATAATCCGAAACCGGTGTAAGATGATATTATCAGTTGAAAGGAATATATTATGACTCTTACCGTTGAACAAATCGAATCGACCTTCGCTGCGCCTACCGAAGGCC